AGTTTGAGTATTCAGCAGACTTTACAGGAAGATTATTAGTTGATGGTTATTTGTATATTAAAGCTGGTGAGTATATTAAAGCTGGTGAGTATATTGAAGCTGGTGGGTATATTAAAGCTGGTGGGTATATTGAAGCTGGTGAGTCTATTGAAGTTGGTGGGTATATTGAAGCTGGTAGGTCTATTAAAGCTGGTAGGTCTATTAAAGCCGGTGGGTCTATTGAAGCTGGTGAGTCTATTAAAGCTGGTGGGTCTTATGGAATAGTCGCTGGTCTATCAATTACTTGTAAAACAACTTTAACTTTTGGATTAAAAGCATTTGCTGGTATTTGTAGTTGGAGAACTATTAGCGATGAAGAAAAAACTATTACTTGCGGAAAAATGATAGGTGGTGTTGTGGAATATGGTATTTTAAAAGAACTTGGGATACCAGAAGACAAACCAAAAACTAGTTTAGACAATATGTTTGACGAACCAATCAAACAAGTAGAAGCATTATTAGAAACACTTAAAAGTTTAAAATAAGATAATCCCTATGAAAACAAAATCTAATATGACAGATAAAGAAAAGAAAATAAAGTTTCCAGCAACTAAAGGAGTTGTAGATAATGCTGTTAGACGAGCATTAAATTTGTTTGACAAATGGAACGATGTAACTGGCTTCGTGCCAAAACACACTGGTTATTACTACGAACTACAAGGTGTAATAGAAGATGCTGTTCATTGTGGGGTTCAAGAAATAACTGGCGATTATAAAAAATTAGATGGAGAATAATTTATGAAACCACTATCAAAACTACAATCAGAAGCGGTCTTAGAGAAACAATTAGGTTTTAACGATTTCAAAGTCTATAAATGGCTTTGTTATATGAAAGATAAGGGTATAGTAATGAGCCTAAAAGATATGTGTAAAATACTTGAATTTAAATCAATGACTAGCCTACAAAGAAGTCTTTACAAACTTGAAGAATTAGAATTGGTTAACAGAGATAAATATCAACAATTTTCTTGGAAAGTAACTAAAAAAGTTACTTTAATTTGTCCTTGTTGTCGTCAAATTATAAATTTATAAAAATATGATTGATAAAGAAATTGAAAAAGAATGGAACAAAACAGTCTGGTTAGCATTTAGTTGTGGAATTGAAATAGGATTAGTAGTTACTTTGTGTTTAATTAATATTATCAGTTTATAAAAAATATGGAACAAATAAAAGGTAAGTCAAAAATATATAATATATGTCTAAAAAACATATCAACGGTTAATAGTTTTGTCTGGGGTGATGAAAATAATAGTTTTAATCATTTTGAAATTATGGTTAAAGAATTAGAACAATTTATCCAAGACCAAATAGATAAAGCATATGAAGCAGGAAAAGAAGATGGAAATTCAGTTACTGATTTAAAATATTTCATAAAATGAAAACATTTAACTTTATAATTAGAGCAACATGTTTTTTAACATTTTGGTATATCTTGAGAGATATTCCAGGTTTTCAAAGGTATGTATCAATGATGTTAATGTTAATAATTTGGTTTTTATACGATATAAGGGAGAAACTATGAAACAAAAAAAACAATGTGAAAGCTGTCAACACTTTGGAAAAGGAGAGTGTGATTATGTTAAGTGTTATAAAAACAGTTGGTGTGATTGGGAAGAAATTAAAAAACCTAAAGAATTAGAGTGGGAGAAAGATTTGTTAGAACAGTTAAATAAACCAAAATCATTATTTAGTGATAAAAATAGATGGATTATTGAATATGTAAAATCACTCCTTACCCAACAAAGAACAGAACTATTAGAGGAGATTAAAGAAAGAGAAATCAAATCACGCTTCAAATAGTGGTGCTGGTAGAGTATTAACACAATTATTAGTTAAACTAACAAAATGAAAGAATATGTAAAAGAATATAAAAACTATGTAATTAGAAAATTAGGGCGATACTTTGTGGCTATTCCTAAAGATGCAATTTGTTATGGACATAAAATGATAGTAGGTGAGAGTAATGAATTTGCCTTTAAAAGTTTAACCAAAATAATAGGAGATAATAAATTATAATTTACTTAATAAGAAAGATGAATAATAAACTCTACAACTTCCTCTGTACATCCTTTGGTGCTCTAGTCTTTATAGGATTAATACTTTTAATGGCTAGTTGTCATAATTAAAATTTGCTATAATAAGGAAGTTAAAATTTAACTACATAAAATGAGAAAAGATAACGAAAAGAAAGAAATCAAGAATATGGGTAAAAAAGCTCATATGAAAGAAGAAATGAAAGAAAAATCAAAGAAATTTGGTAAAAAACGTTAATAATTAATATTTTATGAACACACATAGTGTCTTTAAACCCATTGAAGGGTACATATTAGTAGAACCTATTAAAATAGAGGATTCTAATATTAGTTTTGGAGTCAAAGATGAAGGTAAGATTGGTAAAGGTAAGGTAATTGCGATCGGAGGAGAAGTAACCACAGATTTTGGAACAACAATCAAATGTCCAGTTAAGGTCGGAGATATTATATTTTTCCTAACCTACGAAGGCGGATACGATTCTTCGATAATTGACGGTGTTTCTTATGTTTGGGCTTCATTTAAAGATTGTCGTGGAATTGTGGAGGAATCAGAATGAAACATTTAACTCTAAAACAAGTTCAAGAAGCCTATTTATCTACTAGAAAAAAACCCATAAATTGGAAATTTAAAAATAGCAGAGAAATTAGAAGTCTTGAAATATGGAAAATAAATAATCCATATAAACAAACACTTCGATTAGTCTTTGATAAATACGAAGAAAGAAATATTCTACCAGGAATTAACCTAGTTCCAAGACATATTGTTAGTTTATTTTTAGATCACAGATGGATAAAAAGATTTAGAAATAAAAATAGTATTGAAAAAGTTATTATTGGAATAGAAAACTAATTATGAAATACACTTTTGATATTAAGAAAAAGTCCATTCATATGGAATTAAGTTTTAAGGAAAGATTTGAAATGATTAGATCAGTTTTTACTGGTCGAGTAAGTATTTATTTACCAAATGTAACAATAAAAATTAAAAAATCTAAATGAAAACTAAAGTATTATTGGGTTCAAAAGTTCAACAAAAAATGCTTAAAGGTGTCAGAATAATGTCTGATACTGTTTGTACTACATTAGGAATAAGAGGAAGAAATGTAGCTATTGCTTATTCAACACCTACGGGAGAAGTTTATCTCCGTTCCGTTATTCACGATGGCGTTAGTGTATCAAAGTCTATCGACTTAGCTGATGAATACGAGAATATGGGAGCATCTCTTTTAAAACAAGCTGCACAAAAACAAGTTCAAGAAGTTGGAGATGGCACTACTGTCACAATTCTTTTAGCTCGTGCCTTACTAGATGAAATCCAAGTGCTAACTGCTGCTGGTGTAAATCCAATGGGACTTAGACAACAGATTGAAAAAGACATTAAGACTATTACAACCGAAATTGAAAGATTATCTATCCCAGTAACTACATTTGATCAAAAGAAATACATTGCTACTGTTAGTGCTGAAGACGAAACTTTAGGTGAACTCGTAGCCAAAGTAATTGAAGATATGGGAGTTGATGGTATGGTAGCCGTTGAAGAATCTAAAAACTCCGAAACTACCGTGGACAAACAAGAAGGTATGCAACTTGATAAAGGTTACTTACACCAACTCTTCCAAACTAATCCTGAAAGAATGGATGCTACCTTAGAAAATCCTTATATACTCGTGACTGATAAAGACATTCCTTCCCTTGCTGTCATTAAAGACATTGTGGTTGAGTGTGCTAAACAAGGCAATAAACTATTTATCATCTCGCCTAACTTCTCACCTGATGCTATTGGAGCTTTAATAGACAATAAGATGAAAGGTTCTTTACTCTCACTACCAATTCAAGCCCCGTCATTCGGACTTAACCAAAAAAATACTTTACAAGATATTGCTATCTTTACTGGTGCTAAGTTTATTACAAGTGATGCTGGACACAAATTAGAAGACATTAAACTAGACGACTTAGGTCATGCTGATTATGTCACTTCCACTAAGAGTGAAACTATTATTGTCGGTGGTAAGGGAAGTAAGGAACTTATTGATAACCGAGTTGAATCTATTAAAACCGCTATTAATAAAGAAGATCAAGACTTTGACCGTGAGAAACTTAAAGAAAGACTAGCTAAACTAACTTCAGGTATTGCTGTCATTAAAGTCGGAGGTGCTACCGAAGTTGAAATGCTGGAAAGACTCGAAAGAGTTAAAGACGCAGTCGCCGCTACCAAAGCCTCAGTTATATCAGGAATAGTGCCAGGGGGTGAAACTATTTATCTAAAGGCTCGTGAAGTCCTTTCAAAAGATAGTTTGCTTTATAAGGTCTTATATGAACCATTTAAAAAGTTAGTAAACAATGCGGGGTTAAACGATGGTCAATTATATGAAAGACTTTTAACCACTAAAATTAAGAATCCAGGGATTGATGTTAGAACAGGTGAAGTCATTGATATGGTTGAATCAGGAATCATTGACCCAACTATGGTTTCAGTTCAAGCACTTATTAATTCATCATCAGTTGCTATTCAGATTAGTACAACTGGTGCGTTGGTTATTCCAGATAATGCCCAAATGTCCCAATTGCCAAAACGAGGGCAGAATTGATCCAATACTAGGATTGATTAACTGCAAAGATTGTGAGATACGACAAAGTAATTTGTCTAAACCTAAACATCAATTGGAATTTACATCAGACGATATCAAACTACAACGAAAGGAATACTCAAAGGATATAATTCAAGCAAACCGTAAAGGTGAGTTAAGTAAAGAGTTTGTAGAAACTTATGGTGCTAGTGTAGCCAAGAGACAAGGGTATTCTGACAAAGAAATAAAATCAGCGAAATATGTGTGGGATAATTATTATGACAACAATCTATGATGTGGAAAGCTGGACAAGTGATAAGAAATATAGAAAGTTCCAAACCTTATTTAGTTGTTCATGTCTTTAAGAATATAGGAACAGAAGTCTTTGATTTAGAAAACTCATCAACTCTAATAAACTTAGGAGTGATACTACAAAGAGATTATGATAAATTTGCTAGAGATGTAGAAATGGAATTAATTAAACAAGATACATTAGATGAAGTTATTAGATTTGAACATAAGGAGATAAAAATATGACAGAACATCAATGGCTTATGTCAAATGAAAATGAAAGAAAAGATAAAATAGAGAAAAAATTTATTAAAACTTTGAAAAAATGTTGTAAGGATATAAGAAATAGAGTTACTATTGGACGTTACAAATCATCTGGTAGAGTAGTCACTGTCGGTGGTTATTTTATAGGTGACTATTACAAATGCACAAAATGTAAAACAAATTTGAGTAATTTATTTTTAGATTTTATAGAGGATATTAAACTATGAGAGGTAGATATTTAGACAGATTCTTTTATTATTTTAGTGAATTTTTAGGAATTGTCACTCCATTTATATTATTTTGGTTTGTCATTAAATATTTATAAAATTATGAAAACATCATTTAAAGCAAAAATAATATTTGATGACAATGGAAAAGGAATTAGTTTTAATATGCTTAATATTCTTGAATGGATTAAAAATGGAAATGCAGATATAGAAATAATAGATGACCAATTAACTAATGATATTGAACCGATTATTATATTTACATTAAAATGATTATCATTACAGCCCTATTATTCTTATTAGTTGGTTATTATCTAGGACTTCAAAGATATACTAAAGATGTAAAGACTATTAAAAAAGTAATGGGTAAATCAAGAAGTATAATAACTAAAGTAAAGAGTGTCGGAAGTCCCAGCGGAATTATATATCGTCCAAGTGCTTCACGAATTAGAAAGTTAAGTGGTAATCCAAGTGATGAAGCTTTCCATGAAACTTTAGATGATTTGCCCTCAATTCAGGAGGCTAAGAGGTTTTTAAAGAAAAATGGTAATTAGGTTTAAATGATATAGTTAAACACTAATCCCCCACCGAAGAAATCTAAAGAGGGGATTGATATTAAGGCTTAATTGCATGATTACCGCATAAGGTATAATTAAATAAACAACATATGACATCAAACAACAACACAGTAAAAGTACACGCAGGACAACCAACAAAATACGATCCAAAGTATTGCGATGAGATAATGGATTACTTTGATATAGAACCACACTTTGAAACACCAGTAATAATTACATATAAGGACGGTACCACAAAAGAAGAAGTTAAATTTCTACCATCAGATTTACCAACACTAGCAGGATTTGCTGTAAGGATAGGAGTACATAGAGATACAGTGAATGAATGGGCTAAAAATAATCCTGAATTCTCCGTCGCCATAAAGAGAGCTAAGGAATGTCAAGAGAATATTTTAATAACTAATGGACTACAAAATCTATATGCTCAACCATTTGCAATTATGGCTTCTAAGAACATTTTAAATTGGAGAGATAAGAAAGATATAACTACTGATGATGAGAAGATTGACACTATCCATATTTATAAACCATCAAAATGAGCGAATGGAAACCACACAAAGGGCCTCAAGAAAATGTCTTACTAAGAGATGAATTTGAAATACTCTATGGAGGAGCTAGAGGTGGTGGTAAAACAGATGCGGGAATGGTTTGGTTATTAGGAGAAGAAAATAGTTATGGTAATCTTTATGTTTATCACCCAAGATACAGAGCTTTAATTTTAAGAAAGAATGCTGAAGATTTAACTGATTGGCTAGATAGAGCTTCTTATATGTATAAAAGTTTAGGTGGAGTAGTAACTGGGAAACCCGGTAAAATAACATTTCCATCTGGTGCTACATTTAGAACAGGTCACTTAAAAGATCGTAAGTCTTATGAAAAATATTTGGGACACGAATACCAAAGAGAATTAGTTGAAGAACTTAATCAAATACCTCAAGAACTATTTTATCTACAAATTATGGGATCTTGCCGTTCTACTGTTGAAGATTTAAAACCACAGATATTTAATACCACTAATCCGGGTGGTGTAGGCCATGCTTGGGTTAAAGAAAGATTTGTTGATAGTGCTAATTTAATTCCCTATACTTATGTCAATGAAAAGGGAGAGACAAAAGAATCTGTTATTGGTACACCACAGAATTTTGATTTTAAAGTTGGTGATAAGAGTATTACTTTAAGTCGTATATTCGTCCCTAGTTTGATTGATGATAACCCCGACTTAATAGACAAAGACCCTATGTATGTAGCTTATTTGGAATCCCTAAAAGAAAAAGATCCTGATTTATATAGAGCGTGGAGATGGGGAGATTGGAATGTGTTTGCTGGACAGTTCTTTAAATGCTTTAAGCGAGAGTCACACGTTATCCCTCCATTTATGCCTGATAAAAATAAGATGATAGTGGGTGGTTTGGATTGGGGATATACCGATAATTTTGCGTGTACATTTAGTGAGATAACTATTGAAAACTTTGATGAGATTAAATTCAATAGAGTTAGAACATTTTGTGAAATATATGAGGATCAAAAGAATCCAGCAGAATTAGGTAAGATTATTAAAGATAAACTAAGTTTCTTCAATTTAACTCTTGATGATGTTACGTGGATACAAGCTGATACCCAATTATTCAATAAAGCCAACGATGGCGGTAAATCATTAAAAGATTTATTTATAGACTATAATGAAGGATTTAGATGTTTGAAACCTGCTGATAAAGAGAGAGAGGCTGGTTGGGCAATATGGAGAAACTGGATGTCTACAGCCCCTGATGGTATGCCTTATTGGCAACTAACTCAAAATTGTGTCAATGGTATTAGAACTATTCCTTTGATGATTTACAATGAAAATAAGAAAGAAGATATGGAAAGTATTGGAGTTGAGGATCATTGGTGCGACCAGGAACGTTATAAGCTTAAAGCTATTAAATGGATTGATGGTGGTGTAGGAGGAGTGGATACTAATCAGTCAGAAGGATATCGTAAGCCTATGGTAGTTCAAATGGAAGATGGTAAACAAATAGGAATAGATTTAGATTTGTGGGGTGAGAGTGGAGAGAGTGATAGAGTAATTACAAAACGATAGGAATTGGTAAAATACATTATGGAAATTACTATTGCCCGTGATGATACCAAACAAGATATTTGTTTAACTACTGTTAGTTTAAGCCATAACAATCAAGATAAGATAAGTTTATTTAGGTGTATTAGCTGTGGATCATCTATTTCTCAATATGGGGGAACTGTGATAAAAATTTATCCAATATTAGAACCTTGCTTAGATGTCCTTGTAATTAATAAATGCCATGATTGTGGAGCTTTATACACATTTCAGACTAGACAATCACATACTCACACAACAAGAGTAATTTTATTCGCTAATCCTTTATTTGGATTACAAACATTTAGATGTTATCTATGCCGTAAAGAATTACTTAAATATGACACTAGCCATATAGTAGATTTAGTTAATCTAAAGGAAATTACTCTGCCTCATTCTTTAATCTGTGAATGTGGTAGTTCTTATTTATTTAGCGACTTGCTATAATTAAGTAAGCACATCGCTCCTATTAAGGAGCTTTTATTTTTATGGAAGACATACAACTAATCACCAACTACAAATACAAAGAAACTCACGATGAAGAAGGAGTTTTATTTCAGAATGACCCATTAGCTTTAAATATAGAAGATAGTGAGCTTGTTAAGATAGTTGATCGTAATGCCCAGAATTTCAAACAATACTACAAGACTACTTATAATCTATTTGAAAGACGTAGAAAGAATGAATTGTATTATTTTGGTCGTCAACTCATTGAACTTGAAAAAACTGGTAAGACTAAAGACTATGAACATAAGAATGTAGATAATATACTATTTGAAATCATGTCAGATATCAAACCTCTGGCCATGTCTCAACTCCCTGATCTTATAGTTACTCCTGGTAATCAATCACAAGAATCTCAAGACTCAGCTAAACTCTTAACTAAAACAACTAACGCAGATATTAAGAACCGTAATAATAGACAAGTCCTATCCTTAGCTTTTAAACACCGTCCTATTTACTTTGCTGGGTGTATTATGTGTGTGTGGAATCCAGAATTAGCTGGTGGACTTGGAGATTATGAATTTGTCTGTGTCCACCCAGACCAGATAGAGTTTGATTATACTTGTACCTCTAGTAATGTAGAGAAAATGAAATGGTTTAACCACATCCTTTCATTGAGTGTTGAAGATATATTAATGCGATTTCCTAAGGCTAAAGAGAAATTCTTAGTCCAATTAGAAAAAGATGGTATTGTAGTCGGAGGAAAACTTACTTGGAAGAATAAAGCTACTATGTTAGATATTCGTCAGACTTGGTTTACTCACTATGAAAAAGCCGATGATGATAAGTTCCGAAAGGTTGAAGGATTAATTTGGAAATATAAAGACGTTATTTTAAAGAAGATGAAGAACCCGTACTTTGATTATGAGGGTGAGACTCAAATTTTCACTTACGATGACCCTAAACTAGAATCAAGTAAACACCAATTAGGATTAGAAGAAATGCAAGGATTTATGGCTGAGGGTAGAATCCCAGATAATACCACTGTAGAACAGGTTTATCACAATTACTTTCAGAATCCACAAAAGCCTTATTTCTTAATGACTTACGATCAATGGGGTAAGCAACCATTAGATGAAACATCAGACTTTGAACAAAATATAAACAATCAAGCTTCTTTAGATGAAATTAATAAAATCGTCCATGAACAATTAAAGAATCGAGGCCATCACGTGTGGTCTAAAGAATCAGGTCTTAAACCTGCCGATATTGAAAAGATGGATCACAACAACCCTGATGAAGATTATCTAGTTGACGGTAAGGTTTCTAATGTCCATGCTTTTGTCCCACCTGAAATGGTAAGTCAACAAGAGTTTGCTGAAACTGATAGATTACAAAATAGAATGTTTGCTATGGGTGGAGCTAATGCTGTAAGAGGCCAAGTATTAAGTCAAACAGCTACTACTAATCAAATTGCTAGAGAAAGTAATTACACTAGAGCTGATGATATCGTTGATGATACTATCAATGCTGCCTCCGAATGGATGGCTAGATGGGCATTACACATGATTAAAGTCTTTTATACTAAAGAACATTTTAGAGAGATATTCGGTGATAAGGGTGAAATGTTATATATGAAACTCCACCAAGACTTAGTTAAAGACGGCATGCAGGTAATGATTAAAGCCTCTGGTACTGACAAGATTAAAGCTCAAAATAATGCTATGGATATGGCTAAAATGCAATTAACTGACCCACTTTCATTCTTTACTGATATGGGACTAGATGACCCAGAGAGTAGAACAGTTAAGCTTGTTACTTGGATGAAAGACCCAATGACTTATTTACAACAGTTTGTGGAAACTAGCGGTGAAACTACTCAAGACTTAATCGCTAAACTAAATGCTCTACCAGTTCCTCAACCTCAAGCCCCTCAACAACAAATGGGACAAGCACCTCAAACTAATCCACAAAATCCTAGTCCTCAGGACACAACTCAAGTTCCTACACAACCACCGGCAGTAGTCCAGGGAAGTAGCTCAATGTTATAATAACTTATGGAAGATAAAACCGTTTATAATTCTAAGATGGGTTATATGATGAACACCGCCGTCAACGAAAAGGTTGATGATAAAGTTAAAAAAATACTTGGTAATAAAGGCATGGGTGAAGAAATGAAAGAAGAAGATGAAGAAAAAATCCGTTATTCAGTATGGGATAGTGCAGTATTTGATTTAGTTACTGCTGCCCAAGACATTTATACTAATGGAGAAAAACCATTGGATGAAGTCCTCTCAATGTTAGTTACCTCTTTTAATAAGTTAAAAGGCAAAGAAGATGAGCTTAAAAAATGTGCCTGTAAAGCTTATGATGAGGAGTATTAAATAAATTATGGAAGACAAAATAATACCGAGCATATCGGACAAACCAAATTATAAAGATATTCACAACAAAGGCTTTAAACAAATTGTAGTTGAAGCTAATAAAGATATTGTTGATGAAGCAAACAAACATAAAGAAGAAGTTATTGAAGAAAAAATAGATACTACACCGTTAGAAGAAAAGGTTGAAGAAGTCAAGGAAAAGAAAGAAGTCAAAAAGAAAACAGATATTAAAGAAGATATTAAAGCGACTATTAAGGAAACTTTAGACGAACAAAAACGAATTGACAAAGAAGCTAAGGAAGCCGAAGATAAGGCTAAATTAGAATTACCAAAAGAAAAGAAAGAGATCAAACCTCGTTGGAAAGATAACCCAGACTATCCTAAAAATGATAAAGGTGAGGCTATCCCTAAATCTTATGATGAGATTTATGAGGATGCTAGTAATGCTGGATTTGAAAAAGCTAAAATATGGTTTGAAGAACAACAAGCACAAAAAGATGCTGAAAGACAAAGAGTTGAAACTGAGACCAAACAACAGCAAGAAGTCCAAGCCAAACAAAATGAATATCTAAATAATCAAATTGAAAAAGATGTTGATTTCTTATTTGGAATGAATTTACTTCCTAAGATTAAAGATGCCAATAATAAAGAAGATGAAGGTATTAAGGCTCGTGATGCTTTATTTGCTACCGGTATTAAAGTCAATCAAGAACGTCTAGCCAAAGGTGAACTGCCAATATCAGATATCAAAGTTATTTATAAGGACTATTACAAGAAACCTACCAATGCTAATGCCGAAGCTCCAGTGATGGGCGATGGTGCTCACACAGTTATTAGTGAAGATAAATTAGACCTACCTAATATAAGAAAACTTAGTTTTAGAGATATATTAATGGGTAAATTGAAAAAATAAGTATTTGACACTGTTATTTACCTAGTCTATAATTAAAGCAGAAGGCACATAGCTCCCAGAAATGGGGGCTATTTTTTGTGCTAATTATTATTTAACAAATAAAATATGTCATACGATGGAGCTCAATACTCAGCTAGAGTAGATGGAACAACTCAGCGACAACTTTATACCAAAGTTGTAGATCAAGTTCTAAACGGTGTAGCTTATGCTTCCCGTGTTATTTCTGACGGTATGCCTTTTGAAGGTAAAACCGAAGATATTACTTTGGATGTTGCAAGAGACACTCAAGGTCAATGGTTCACTGGTTTAGAAACACTCAATGCTTCTGCTACCAATACTACAGTTACTACTTCTTTTGCACACACTGCTTTCACTTTCCCAGTTGTTAGCATAATGTTAGATTCTTTCGCAAATGTTGGTTCTCTTGGAATTATCAATATTGATACTTTCAAATACGAAAAAGCTGCTGCTGAAACCTTACAACAGATCGGTGCTGCTATTTTTGGTATGGGTGCTGCTAATCAAATGCAAGGACTTGAAGGCGTAGTTGATGATGGTACTAACGTTGCTACTATCGGAGGTATTTCTCGAAATACTTATACTTCTCTTAAAGCTACTGTTACCGCTGCTGCTTCTAATAAACTTACTCTTGGTCAAATGGCTACCTTACACGACGCAATTTCTGCTGGTGGTTTAACAGTTGAAACTCCAAACATCGGTCTTACCACTAAAGGTATCTGGTCTTTGTACGAACAATTGTTAGCTCCAAATGTTAGAGCTTCTTACGATGAAGTCGGTTACGACAGAGTCCAAATGAAATCTAAATATGGTCAAAGAAATTCTGCTGAACTCCGAAACTCTTCTGGTTTCACTGCTCTCTCTTATAGAGATATGCACATTATCAAAGACGATATGGAATCTGTAGTCGGTCTTACTAACTTGTACTTCTTAAACGAAGATTACATGAATTGGTACGGTCGAGAAGAAGTCCCAGAGGAATATAAAGACATTATCGAACACGTTGATTTTGGTTCTCCAGAAGACTACGAAGGTACTGGTGCTTTATCTCTCTCTATGCCTAGTAAATACCACGGTTTCTATTATCAAAAACCTATGTTGATCCCTCAACAAGCTGGTAAAATTTCCAGATTCTATGTAATCGGAAACTTCATCGGTAAATCTTACCGAAGACAGGGTAAATTAACCAGTATTACTGGTGTTTAATTATTAATTAAATTATAAAGGAAATAAAAATATGGCAAGTTTAAATCAAACCCCAATTTTATCTACAATTGATTTGTATGCTAGTTTTACTGAAATACCATCAGGACTTCAATTAGGTGCATTGCAATTTGGTGAAAATGGAAAAGGTTTTCGTTTAGTCAAAGCTGGTGCTTCTGCTTTAGTAGTTGGTAACACTCTCCAATCCAGTGCTGTTGATACTCAGTTTGATGGTTTAGCTGTAGCTGTTGCTGCTGCTGCTGGTGTTAGTCAAGTTACTTTAACAAATGGTACAACTGCTGTTACTGCTAACCAATTTGATGGTGGTGATTTCGTTGTTAGCACAAGCTCAACTGCTAGTGCAAACATTGGTGAACACTACACAATCGTTGGACACGGTACTGCTATAAGTGGTGCTTCGTTGGTTATCTATCTCGATAGACCTCTACGAACTGCTCTTACAGTTGCCACTACTACTGTTGCTATCCGCCGTTCTCCATACTCAGGCATTATCCAATCTACTGGTGGTGCTGCTACTGGTAGCCCTGCTGGTGTAGCTATCTATGCTATCCCTGCTGCTGCTTATGGTTGGGTTCAAACCAAAGGTACTGCTGGTGTCTTATCTGATGGTTCAACATTCGCTGTTGGTTCATTAGTTGGTCCATCTGTGGCTACTGCTGGTGCTTGTGGAGTCTTCGTTGCTGGTACAGCTAGAAGCTACATTGGAGTCTCAATGTCTGCTGCTAATAGCACTCATGCAATCTCTGTACAACTAACCTTAGACTAATCGCTTTGATACTTCCCGACTACGGTCGGGGGGTAAGGTAAGCGTTTACGCTTAATTAATAATTCGCCTTTTACCGGTTAAATCCGAGAGGGAAAAATAAAAAAAATTATGTCAATCTATATCGATGATGCTTTACCAGTTGTTAAATTCAACGGTCTTAATGTTTTAAATGCTACCGTTACTTTACCTGCTACTACTACTATTGGTGGTTCTACAGTTTCAGCTTTAGGTGTAATTACATCCGCTTCTGCTACTGCTTTAGCTGTTGGTTTAGCTGGTGCTACTAATTCTGCTTTTATAGTTGATTCTTCGACTGCTTCACAAGCTGCTGGACTTAAAGTTACTGGTGCTATTGCTGCTGGGACAGTCGCTCTTGCTTCTATTTCAAGTGGTGCTGCTGCTGGACTTTCTGTTGATGCTAAAGGAGCTGGTAATATTTCAGTTGGTGGTGTGTCTACTGGTATTCTTGCTTTAGGTAGAACAACTGCTGCTACTATTCTTGGTGGTGTGGTTAACACTTCTATTGCTACTCAAAACGCTACTCCTACAGCTGCTCAATTACTTGGTGGTTTAATCACTCACGCTTCTACTATTGGTCCTGGTACTTTCCAACTTCCTACTGGTACACAAATGTCTAGTGCTATCTCAGGTGTTGCTGTTGGTGATTCTCAATGGACTTGCTACGCTAATACTGGAAATCAAACAGTAACTATTACTGCTGGTGCAACCTTTACTATTACTGGTACTGTTGCTGTCCCTGCTGGTAAAAATGCTCAAATCTATTCTGTTTGTACAAGTGCTAACACTTGGATTGCAAACATCACTCTGTCTGCTTAATAGTTAAATAGGAGGTCAAATGTCATACAATCATATAACCGACAATACGGCTACAGTTTGTGCTGGTGGAAGAATCTCTAAAGCAGAGATACAAGTCAATGCAGCTCTAACAGGAACTATTACTGTCTATGATGCTATTGGTTCGGCTACTACTCCTGTTGTTGCTGTCATCACTAACCCTACTGTTGGTTCACAATTCAAATACTACGATTTTACAACTGGCGTCAAAGTTACCGCTTCTGGTACTTGCGACATAACTGTAAATTGTGACGGTTCGTTTTTGGCTAAATAAAAGTAGTCATTTGTTATAATTAAATTAATTATGACAAACAAAACTGACATCCAGCAAACCGTAATTGATGGTTCATTAGATATTGTAACTTCCCTAGAGTTCACTAAGCGTGATTGGCTCATTATCTTTAATGTGCTTTCACGACAGGAATATAGAATAGGAGATGCTTTTCTAGTTGCTCCAATTTTAGAGAAAATTAACCCAGTAGTTCAAGAACCTAAAAAAGACGAATCTAATATTAATTTAGGTAAATAACTATGGCAGACACAGCAGAACAAGCCTTGTATAAACGAGAATTAGAAGATAGAAGTCAAGACATTTGGAGAGTTTATAACCCACTAGAGATTGATTTTAAGTTTAAATATGATTCCCGATGGTTTACTGTTAAAAGTAAATCTACTTGGGATAAAGAATATTATCTTTGTCGTCAATTCTTCACAAAGATATCCGAATATATCATTGGTCAGATGATGATTGAAAAAGGTAATGCTATGTTAGATGAAAGAAAAGCTAAGGGTATGGTTGAAATCCTCAATAAATATGATGAGAATAGACAAATTTGGGACAATACCCCTAGAACTGATAACCGAGAAATACTTGAGAAACTCCGAGATGAAATAATTTTAGGGATTGTTGAGGTTTACGGTGGAGAAACTGCTCCAGAAGAAGAATTAAAAATGGTTATTCCAAGTAATGAATCAGTTGTCGATCAAGTTTTCAATAATGCTAACAAAGTTTTAATTGATAAAGCTAATGAAGAAAAGCCCTTAATTAAACCTTTAAAAAGTGTTTTAGAGAAAGAATTAACAGTGGAGGTATCAAAATGATAGGTAAAGATATATTAAGTCAAGTCTTTGGAATTTCCTTTAAAGACAGTAACTATGCTGGTCAAGTGGCTAAACTTGATGCTCAAGGATATTTTGATACTAAGAAGATGCAAGAACTTTTAATTAAATTATGTGAAGCTGTTGATACTCTGGAGGAAAAACTAAATGCTACCTCAAGAGCCAAATAGCACAGAAACTTACATTTTCAACCCTGGACTTAAAGACTTTAAGTTCTCATTAGCTGATGATTATAATGTCGTCCATGAATATGTCTTTTTAGCTCAAGAGATAACTACCCTACCTAAATACATTGCCGATCATGGGGTTAATAAACTAGTTGACTATATCATAAATAAAAGAGGTATTAAGGAAAATTACGAGTTAGATAAAAATAATTTAATGAAGGAGATATATGTCAACCTTAGTTAATTTAAAATTACAAGCAGAAAAACTAATAACTGATTTAGAAGTCTATTTAAGTGAAGCAGAACAAATAGAAGTTAATAAAGGCCTATTAGATGACCGTGAACGCACTAATAAGACTTGGGAAGATAATCTCCAAGAAGTGGATACAAAACTAAACAATAAGGAAAAAGACTTTAAATCTCAAGAAAATTATTTAGATACTATAAGAAAGCAATATGAAGGGTGGGAGTCTAAATTAAAATTCAGAGAAAATAAGATTAAGGAAGATTTACAAAAAATAGAAGACATCGAACAAAAACAAAAAGAACTAGATATAAAAGAAAAACAAATTGACTTAAAGCTCGGTGCTTTAACCTCTCTACAGAATAAAGAAGTTGAAATTGATAGAGATCAAATATTAATTGCTAAAGAAAAAGCAGTTGATCGTAAACGTAAAGAAATACTTGAAATTAGGGAAAAAAAAATCAAAGACAGAGAAGCACAATTACAAATGGAAAGTGAGATTGGAGAATTATAGTATATTTGTTATAATTAATAAAGCACATCGCCTCGTTAATTGAGGTGATTTTTTTTTATGGCAGATAACGCATCATTAGACCAAAACAGAAATAAAACTTTACAAGCAGTTTCAACAGTAAATAATAGTTCTCCTGTTAATTTACAGGCTGATCCAAATACTCACGCTTTAAAAGTAGGAGGAAGTATAAACATATCAAATGCTCTCATAACTGGTCCTTTTGATTATATTGGTGTTACATATCCTGATACTTCTACTGAAGTTTATACTTATAAATTAGGTGGTGCTTCTGGTACTTTAGTGGGAACTGTAACAGTTTTATATAGTGATGCGATAACCAAAAATATTCTTTTATCAGTTACAAAAAGCTAATGTTTAAATTTAATCCTCTAACATCGCAGTTGGATTTAGTTGGGAGTGGAACTACTTATACTCTCCCTATTGCTAGTGCCTCTGTTTTAGGTGGTATTAAGGTTGGTACAAGACTTTCAATAGATGCTGGAACGGGAGTATTAAGTGCTGATGTTCAAGGTGGTGCTGGTGATGTAGTAGGCCCTGCAACTAATACTGCTGATTATATCCCTCAATGGAATGGTGCTAATAGTAAAACTCTTAAAGATGGATTAGCTGTTCCTGCTGGTGGATTAGCTGGTTTAACTGCACTTGCCGATAAGGCACCAATAGCAAGCCCTACTTTTACAGGCACTCCAGCAGCACCTACAGCCACAGCAGGAGATAGTACTACGCAAATAGCAACTACAGCTTTTGTACAGTCAGCTGTTCGGTCTGTTCCTTCAAAAGAAGCATCAAATTACGCAACTATTGCTGCCCTCCCAACTGTAGTTTATTACAATGGTGTAGCCAATGATGGTGTTGGAGCAACTCTTACAGGTTTTGCAGTAGGTGCTTTAGGAGTAGATAGCCAATCCCCAGTGGTTGGTAATAGAATTTTAGTAAAGAATCAAGCAGACAATAAGCAAAATGGAATTTACACAGTAACCGCTACGGGTTCTGGTATTGCAGTTTTTGTAATGACCCGTGCTTTGGACTTTAATCAGCAACAAGATATTAAAACAGGTGCTTCAACTTATGTTGTAGGAGGAACTACTTTAGCAGCCACTACTTGGGATGTAAACTCAGCAGACAATCCTGTAATAGGAACAGATGCGATTACATTCATTCAAAGTGCGGGTCCAGGGTCTATCATCGCAGGGACAGGTATTTCTATTTCAGGAGTTACAGTAGCGATTGATACTTCAGTAACAGTTGATAAGACTACGGCACAGACATTAACTAATAAGACATTAACTTCACCTAATATTAATGAAGCAGTTGCCCTTACTTCAACTTCAACTGAATTAAATGCTTTACATAGTCAAACAGGTTCTTGGACTACTTTTACTCCAACTTGGACTGGTTTTACTATTGGCAACGGAACAAAAACAGGTGCTTATATTCAAATAGGAAAATTAGTTTGGTTTCGTGCTGGTTTTACTTTTGGTAGTTCTGGTTCTGCTATAACAGGTTCTATATTTTTAACATTACCAGTTACTATAAAATCTGCTACTTATACTTCTTATTGTTCTATTGGAGTAGGAGCTGCTTTTAATGGTGCAGATACTTTTCCATTAGAAATAGCAGAAAATGGACAAGTTTTTTATTATAATGCTACTAAAGGTAATAATATATCTTCTGGAGCGC